ACCGTAACGTCTACCTACCCGCAAGTCATGTTCGTAAACATGACCTACCCCGACATTGACATCTACATCTACCCCAAGCCCACGCGCTTGTTGGAGTTCCACTTCATCAGCGTTGAGGAGTTGTCGCAACCCGCAACATTAGCAACCATTCTTGCTTTCCCTCCGGGATACCTGCGGGCGTTTACCTACAATCTGGCGATGGAAATCGCGCCTGAGTTTGGCGTGGAACCATCAGAACAGGTCAAGCGGATTGCTATGACAAGCAAACGCAACCTCAAGCGCATCAACAATCCTGACGATGTGATGGCGATGCCGTATTCGTTGGTTGCGACGCGCCAGCGGTTCAACGTCTACGCTGGTAATTACTGATGAAAACGCCGATTCTGGGATCGGCGTATGTTGCTCGGAGCATCAACGCCGCTGACAATCGCATGGTCAATCTCTTTCCTGAGATTGTCCCCGAAGGCGGCAAAGAAGCCGCGTTTCTAAACCGCGCTCCCGGCCTGACTCTACTTGCCACCGTTGGAACTGGCCCTATTCGTGGGCTGTGGACGTTCAACGGGATTGGCTACGTTGTTAGTGGGCTAAGTCTTTACAGCATCAATAGCAGTTACACCGCGACATTTTTGGGTACTGTGTCAGGCACAGGGCCGGTCAGCATGGCTGACAACGGTACTCAACTGTTCATCGCGTGTAACGGCCCAAGCTACATCTACAACTCGCTGACCAACGTATTTGTACAGATCACAGACCCAGACTTCCCAGGCGCGTTGACCGTTGGCTATCTAGACGGGTACTTTGTTTTTATCCAGCCTAACACTCAAAAACTTTGGGTAACCGCGCTGCTAGAAGGTACGTCAGTTGACCCGCTGGATTTTGCCAGCGCAGAAGGTTCACCAGACAATTTGGTTAGCATGATCGTTGACCACCGCGAAGTGTGGTTGTATGGCACTAACTCAGTTGAAGTCTGGTACGACGCTGGCAACGCAGACTTTCCATTGCAACGCATCCAAGGCGCATATAACGAAATTGGTTGCGCTGCGACATTCTCGGTCGCCAAATTAGACAACGGTCTATTTTGGTTAGGCGCGGACGCTCGCGGCCAGGGCATCGTCTACCGAGCCAACGGCTACACCGGCCAGCGGATCAGCACCCACGCGATTGAATACGCGATTGCACAGTACCCAATCATCAGCGACGCAGTTGCGTATACCTATCAGCAAGAAGGCCATGCTTTCTATGTCCTGACGTTCCCATCAGCCAACGCAACGTGGGTCTATGATGTATCTACACAAGCATGGCATGAGCGGGCAGCGTTCTCTAACGGTCAGTTTTTGCGGCATCGCAGCAACTGTCAGATGGCGTTCAATAGCGAGATTGTTGTTGGCGACTTTGCTAATGGCAATCTGTACGCTTTTGATCTAGACGTTTACGCTGACAACGGTAACCCTCAGAAGTGGTTGCGTTCCTGGCGGGCGTTGCCAAGCGGGCAAAACAATCTAAATCGTACAGCGCACCATAGCCTACAATTGGATTGCGAGTCTGGCGTTGGTATCAACAACAGCGGCGGTACAGACCCAACGTATCTACTTACCGAGTCTGGTTTATTTATTACGACCGAGAGCGGCGACTATTTAGTCAGCGTTGCTGAAGGCGAGCCGACAATTGGCTCGGACCCGCAAGTAATGCTGCGCTGGTCAGACGATGGCGGTCATACTTGGTCTAACGAGCATTGGGCGGTTCTTGGCAAGATCGGCGTCTATCAGCAGCGCGTGTTCTGGCGTCGCCTTGGTATGACGCTTAAATTGCGTGATCGAGTGTACGAGTTGTCTGGCACAGATCCGGTCAAGATTGCGATTATGGGGGCTGAACTGCACTTGAGCGGGACAAGCGCCTAATGCCAGTCATCAATAACATCACGCAGATTCCTGCGCCTCGGGTCGACTTCATCGACCAGCGCACCGGGCTAATGTCGCGTGAATGGTATCGGTTTTTTCTAAACCTGTTTACGTTGACCGGATCTGGTGCAAACGCGACCGCGATTGAAGATTTTAACTACGATCCTATTGGCTCGCAGGTAAGCGAGCTTTACAGCATGGTCAACACGCTGGAACTCGGCCCCGTAGGTCAGCCAGCGTTTGATAGTGGCGTCACCCAGGTCAACACCGGCACAGGTCTGACCGGCGGGCCAATCGTTTCAACTGGCACGATCAGTATTGACAACACCGTTGTTACGCTTACGGGTACGCAGACGCTGACCAACAAAACCATTAGCGGTCTTGCAAGCGGGTCAACGGTCAAAGACAGCGCCGGTAACTTGTACGGGTTTGGCTTTCGGACGATGCCCCAATCAAGCAACACCAGCGGTACGCTGGTCTTGTCTGATAGCGCCAAGCATCTCTACCTAACCGGCAACGTCACCGTACCGCCAAACAGCAGCGTAGCGTTTGAAATTGGTACGGTTATCAGCGTAATCAGCAACGCGACCGCGCTGGTGATTCAAGCCGGATCGGGCGTGACGCTCAAGCTCGCCAACTCAACATCTACCGGAAACCGATCAGTTGCGTCTAACGGTGTCGCTACCATGATCAAGGTCGCCACCGACACTTGGTATGTCTTCGGTCTGGGTGTGACATGAGCGGCTTTCTAGGGATGTTCACTTTTGGTGGCGCGGCAACGCCATCGGAGTACATCGCCTATTCCACGCCAGTTATTGGCCGCCGCGTATCTGCATATCCGTGGTCTGATGCGTCTGGTTTTGGCACGATCTTCAGCACCACCGCGTCTATTAACGCGTTATCAAACGAAGCGGCAAGGCTTTCGTTTACTAAAGACAATTCTCTGTTTAGCTTCAGCAATACAAGTAGCCCGTTCACGCACGTTTGGCCTTGGTCAGCTTCTGGCTTCGGGACCAAGTACGCCAATCCATCTAGCTTATTATCGCCAACCGGCGCGGGTACTGCTGGTCATAGCTGGACGCCCGCAACAGACGCATTTTTAACCATCAACATCGCATCACCCAACAGCGCGCCACAAGCGTGGGCGTGGTCAGGTGGGTTTGGTAGCAAGTATTCCAACGGGTCAAACGTCGCCGGTTTAGGTGCTGGTATCAGCATCAACGCAGATGGAACACAGATTGTCGTATCCCACGCCGGTAGCCCGTACATCTCAATGTATCCGTGGTCGAGCGGCTTTGGAACCAAATACAGCAACCCTGCGACGCTTCCAACCGGCGCACCGTCTTCAGGAACGACCACACCAACTGGCGTAGGCGTAGGGTTTAACCCAGTCACTAATGATGTGGCTATCGGCCATACCGTGTCGCCGTATATCACAACGTATCCCGTAACCAGCGGCGGTTTTGGGACTAAGTACGCCAACCCGTCATCGCTGCCGGTAGGTACAACCGACTCGCTAAAATTTGCCTCAACAGGCACGTTGTTAGGCGCAGGGTCTGCAACCTCGCCATACATTACCGTTTGGGCGTGGTCGTCTGGGTTTGGGTCTAAGTATTCTGACCCTGCGTCTTTGCCAACAACCGCGACGACATCAATGGATTGGTCAAGTACCGCTGATAGTATTGTGACGGCGGGAAATACAACGTCTCCGTATACTGCCGCGTATCCGTGGTCCGGTGGTTTTGGCACAAAATATTCCAACCCCGGAACGCTTCCTACCACCGCTTTGGCCGTATCCTTTTCCAATCAATCAAGATGATTACTGATAACGAAAAACTAGCGTCAACAGTCATGAATGCCTACCACCGCGAGATGGAGATCTATGCGTACCAGGTGAACATTGACAACTATTCTGCTATGCTATTGGCACTTCCGTCAGGCGACTGGCCGCAGGATTGGGTAGCGTTCAAGGGCGTGAAAGTTGAGGATTTGCCGCATTCGTTGTCAGATGACGACGTACAGGCAATCAGCGATTATCAGTACCGTGACCGTCTACGGTCGTTGGTGAGGACCGAGAAAGCAGAGCAGAACAAGTCTTCTAGGATTAGAGACGTTCTCAAGGCTCAAATCGGTGATGACTACGACGCGCTAGTTTTGGCATACAAGGCGACGCAACCATGACTGTAACCGTAAAAGTCTTGATCCCGGCAAAGCTGGCTGAGAATAGCCAGACGACCCAGTACACCGCTAACGGTGTGACGGCGCTTGTGGACAAGTTTACCGCGACCAACTTTAGCGCGTCAGCGGCCACAATCAGCGTCAACTTGGTCACGGCGGCAGACTCAGCGGGCAATCAAAACTTGATCGTCAAGACCAAGACGCTACAACCGTCAGAGACGTATACCTTTCCTGAGATTACAGGCGCTGCGCTTGGCCCTAGCGGGTTCATCAGCACCATCGCAGGGACGGCATCAGCGATTAACATTCGGGCTAACGGGCGGGAGATCACTTGAGTTACGCAGAAATTATGCGCCAGCGCGAAGGTATTTTTGAAGTTGACCCTTGCGTTGAGCACTATTTTAGTGATGGTTTGTATGCCAAACGTATGACTATCCCCAAAGGTTTTGAGGCTGGTCAACACGCGCACAACTACAGTCACTTGAGCATTTTGGCTAAAGGTAAAGTTGTTGTTTTGACCGATAATGACCAAACCGAATACGAAGCGCCAGCGTGTATAGAAATCAAGACTGGCGTTAATCATGTGATCCACGCGCTTGAAGATAGTGAATGGTTCTGTGTTCACGCTACAGAAGAAACTGACACAAACAAAGTTGATCAAGTTTTGATCAAAAGGAACTAATATGCCTATAGCTTGGATGGCCGCCGCCACTATCGGCGCAGGATTACTAGGCGCAAGCTCTGCTAGAAGCGCAGCTAATACTCAAGCTGAAGCTACTCAGGCCGCGCAAGATGCCCAAGAACGGATGTTCAACAAACAAGTTGAACTTCAAGAACCGTTTCGTCAGGCAGGTATTGGCGCGCTTAACAAGTTAATCCCGCTAACTGACTATACTAAGTTTGGTATGGATCAGTTTACGCAAGATCCTGGTTACGCTTTTCGTTTGTCCGAAGGCATGAAAGCACTTGATCGTACCGCCGCCGCGCGTGGTGGGTTATTGTCGGGCGCTACGCTTAAAGGCGCGGAACGCTACGGTCAAGATCTGGCGTCGCAAGAATACACAAACGCTTTCAATCGTTACCAAATTGAACGTAACGCGCAACTTAATCCGTTGCAATCATTGGCTGGTGTTGGGCAGACTGCAACTGGAGCGTTGACTAACGCAGCGCAACAATTTGGCGCTCAAACTGGTCAGAATCTGCAAGATATTGGAACTGCGCGGGCATCTGGTTATCTTGGTGGAACTAACGCATTGTCTAGCGCAATTGGGCAAGCTGGACAACTATATCAGTATGGTCAGCGGACAAATGCGTTGTCTGGAATGTACGGCAACACCTACCCCAATCAATATTCTTTGGCGTAGATCATGGCACTTAGACCTCTTGATCCAACGATTGTAAACGCTTACCAAGCGCCTAAGTTCAATATGCCAGATCCTTTGCAGGATGTGGCTGCGATTGAGCAGATCAAGTCTGGGCGTGTTGCTCGACAAATTCATGAGCAGCAACTAGCGCAGCTTCAGCAGGATCGCCTTGCATTAGACGAAATGCAAAAAAAGATTACTGAAGCGGGCGGGCCGTCTAATCTAAAGATGGCGTTTACTGAGATGATCAACTCCAAACTGCCTAAATACGCAGAAATTGGATACGCTGGTCTTCAGAAAATCAGAGAACAGGAAGATTTTCAATCTTTAATTAGCCCCAAAGCACCTCCACCAACGGCAGAACCAACGGTTGCAACCGCTCCGGTCCAACGGCCATCTTTGCAAGTGATGCCGGTCAATGCTCCGTACAACGCATTAGCTACCCCGCAAACAGATAGGGCCAACGAGTTGGCCGCGATAGCTGCGCCACAAGCGCAACCAAGTTTGCCAACCAATATGCTTGCCGCCGATCTTGATCAATTGGATCGTCAGATTCAAGGTGCTTACGCTTTAGGTACGCCTCGGGCGCTTGCTTACGCAAAAGCGTTGGAATCGCGTAGGGACGAAATTAACAAAAATATTGTTGTTTCTCCTGGAGCAACTGTATTCCAAGGTGGCAAACCTGTTTATACCGCGCCAGAAAAACCGCAGGGTCAACCCTCATTGGTGCAAGAATACAATTTTGCCAAAACCCCAGATGGCGGCGGGTTCAAGGGTTCGTATCAAGATTTTGTTGTCGCTAGGTCTGCGGCTATGCGGCCACCAGCGCAGCCTTTGGCTCCCATGCCTACCCTTGACAAAACAACTGGTCAAGTGGTTTACGCAACTAGAGAACAAATTTTACAAAACCCTGGAAGATTTGTTCCAACTAGTGAAAGACAAGAACCAAGGTTTGATGCTTCCGCTGGCGGTTTTGTTTACCCACCAAGCAGAGAAAACCCACAAGGCAAGTTTGTTGCTGTTACGGGCGTGGAAGGCAAGCCTCTTAATGAAGCTCAAGGAAGTTCTGTTGCCTATGGCATACGAATGAAGGAAGCAAATTCCGTTCTTGAGGATCTTGCAAAATCAGGCACAAACAAATCCGCTATGGGCGCTGGCGTTCCAATTCTTGGAGAGGCGGTCAACGTCTTAACTGCAAGCCCAGAACAACAACAAGTTCAACAAGCAAAACTTAACTTTATTACCGCAGTTCTGCGAAAAGAATCCGGCGCGGCAATTGGTTCTGATGAGTTTGACAAAGAAGATAAAAAATATTTTCCACAACGCGGCGATAGCGATGCTGTCTTAGCTCAAAAAAGGCAAGCTAGACAAACTGCTATTAGAACAATGGAAATTCAAGCCGGCCCAGGTGCTAAAGAAATCAAAAACTTTGAGCCTCGCGGACAGTCAACAACAAAATCCAACTCCGCTGTAGACGATCTTGTTAAAAAATACGGTGGATAATGGCTACCATTGAACAACTTGGTAAGGCTTTAGTAAACGCTGACGCTGCTGGTGATGTTGAAGCGGCAAAAATGCTGGCCGCTGAAATTAAACGTATGCGCGTACCTAGTGCCGCCGACATCCCCGGCGCAGTACCGCAGCCAAAATACCAAGAACCATCTATGGCTGATCGGTTGCTTGGCATTCCAGAAGCCGCGTTGTCTACCATAACAGGTGCTGTTGCAATGCCTGTTGGGGCAATTGCTGGCATCTTGGGCGGCAGGTTAGGTCAAGGCCCAAACGTCAAGGCAATGGAAAACGTGATGGAAGCGGGGACATATGTGCCACGCACCGAAAGCGGTCAGGAATATCTTCGTTCTTTGGGCCAACTAACTTCTGGCATTCCTGCGTTTATACCCGCCGTTGGTCAAGCAGGACAAATTGCACAAGGCGTTAATGCGCTTGCCGCTCGATCTGCACCAGCAGCACAACGTGTAGCCCAAACTGTACAAAACGCTTTGGTACGGACGCCAGAACCCCAGATGGCCGGTGGTGGTGCTGCGCTGACGCAAGAAGCGTTGATGCGGGCAGAACGCGCCCAACGTCAGGGCATCCCGCTGACCAAAGGCGAGCAAACCCAAAGTCTGGCGCAACAGCAACTTGAGCAAGATTTGCTCAAGTCCAACAAGCCTCAGTTGGTAGCGCCGCTAACCAACCTAAAGCAACAGCAACAAGAAGCAATCGGTCGCCAGTTCCAAAGACTGACCGAAGCCACCGGCTCAACCGTAGCTGATGCTGATCCAATCTACCTGCGTGATGTTGGCAAACTTGTTGATAAGCCGTTGATGGCAGAGTACGAGAAGTCAATTGCAAATTATCGTAGCAAGTACAACGCGGCAGACAACGCTGGCGAGACTTTGCAAGAGGTTCCCTATCAGAGCTTGAAAGACTACATTAACAAGCAAACTCCTACAACCAGAACGTCGCTTGCCCCGATTTTGCAAGATACGCTTGAGCAACTCAAGATCAACGATCCAAACAATACCGGCAACATTTCCATTCGGGCGCTTGAAGATGTGTATCAGAACATCGGCAAAAAAGCGCAGCCAGGGACGCCCAACTCAAATTACGGCAAAGAACTTAAAAATTTAATAGATCAATCAACCGAAGGCGCGGGAGGGGATCTTTACAAAGAGGCTCGCGCTGCTCGTCGCCAATTTTCCAAAGAGTTTGATGACGTTAGAGCAGTTGCCAAACTGGTTGGTAGCAAAGGCGAGGATCGACTTGTCCGGTTGTCTGACGTATTTGATAACGTGGTGCTTGGAAGTTCAAAAGAAGACATTCAACACATTACTTCGTTGCTCAAACGTGCTGGCCCCGAAGGCGAACAAGCAATTAATGAACTAAAAGGCCAGACGGTCCAATGGCTCAAAGGTCAGGCAACCGGCGTTAATGGTGTGACCAAGTTTGACAGTTTCCGTAAAGCTGTTGACAAACTTGAGAAAGAAGACAAGTTGACTGAGTTGTTTGGTAAAGATGGCCGCGAGCAAATTCTTGACCTACGCGATACGGTCAAGGACGCAATGGTCAAACAACCAGGGGCGGTCAACTATTCCAACACCGCCAGCGCACTTATGCGTGGTCTTGAAAACATTGCTTTGCGTGTTCCTGGCGCTAAAACCGTCGCTGAACTGCGTCAAGACTACAGAACTAAAAAACAAGCCAAAGAAGCCGCAACCTTCAACGCTCTTGCACCCGCCAACCAAAACAAATTGGCCCCATGATGGTTACATTATCTGAAGTTGATCACAAAATTGACGCCCACGTTGATGTCTGCGCGATTCGGTACGAAGGTATTGAAAAAGAGATGCGCGGGGTCAACGCGCGGATCAAGCGGCTAGAGCAGATCTTGGTCACCGGATGCGGGTCAATCATCCTGCTGCTGCTGACCATACTGACTAGAGGTCATTAAAGAGTAATCGTCAGTTAGTAAACTGAAGATTCCTTAATCTGGAGCCTGACATGAAAGACGACATTCTTGACGCGATCAATGATTCTGAGCCAGTTGATGCCCTGAACGCGCTGTTCTCGGTGGCGTTCCTTGTTGCCAAAGCATCAAACATCAACGAGTTCACCTTGTCTTCGCTCTTCTCTTCAACTGCTGACGCACTCTTCCAGGCCCACGCCGATGACGAAGAAGCAGCAGAAGAAGTTGAGGCCGAAGAGGTTGACGAACAGACCGACGAGTAATGATCTGGCCCCCCGATAACCTCGGGGGGTCACCCCGCCGCAACAAAACTGTGCTATTTGGTGTGGTTCTTCTACAAGGATGAAGAATGAAACCACAAAAAATCACAGATGAAGAGTTCTTGCGGTTGTGGGAAGAGCATAAATCACCAGTCAAATTAGCCAAGATAACAGGCATTTCTGAGCGGCGCGTACATTCTCGGCGTCGTTTTTTAGAAAATAAACTAAACCTCAGTTTATTGGTTGGCAAACCAACCCACATTCAAAAAGCCAGACACGAAGCTGGCCTGACTGATGGCATAGCCATCATTTTCTCTGACGCACACTTCTGGCCTGGTATCCGGTCAACAGCCTTCAAGGGCTTGCTATGGGCCATAAACGAACTTAAGCCGCACGTTGTAATCGCTAACGGCGATATTTTTGACGGAAGTTCAATCAGCAGACACGCCAGAATAAATTGGAGTACGGTTCCAAACGTCCAGCAGGAACTGAAAGCGTGTCAGGAAGCACTCAAAGAGATTGAAGACGCTTGCGAGAAGGCGCGCCACCATACCCAACTGATCTGGCCGTTAGGTAACCACGACTCGCGCTTTGAGACGCGCTTGTCCGAGGCAGCGCCACAGTTTGAAGGCGTCGGCGGCACGGCGCTTAAAGACCATTTCCCCAAGTGGCATCCATGCTGGTCTTGCTGGCTGTCAGATAGCGTAGTGGTCAAACACCGCTACAAGGGAGGCGTTCACGCTACCCATAACAACACGGTCAATTCGGGCGTGACCACTATCACCGGCCATCTACACAGCCTCAAGGTCACGCCGTTTTCAGACTACAATGGCGTCAGGTGGGGCGTTGATACTGGCACGCTTGCGGAAATAGATGGGCCACAGTTTCTTGACTATCTTGAAGACGGCCCGGTCAACTGGCGCAGCGGGTTTGCCGTGGTAACGATGAAAGATAGCAAACCACTTTGGCCTGAACTAGTCAGCAAGTACGCCGAAGGTATCATCAACTTTCGCGGGCAACTAATTGATGTGAGCAAACTATGACTGAAAAGTTGGAAGCCAAGTCGCAGTTGATTGAGAAGACCGCGTTTGCCGTCTTACCGATTCTGTTTACCTGCGTTGTCTACCTGATGAGCGCGTTGGACAAGATCACGCACGATGTGACGGTTCT